TTATTGTCAGTCAGTCAGAGGACGACAGTGCAGTCTGACAGTCCTGCAGTGAGCGGTAGCGAACTAAGGCAGGGCTGGGAAGCGAGGACGAAGTCCGAGAAGTCTCGGAACTGTAGGAACTTATGACCCAGCGGTTATAAATTTAGCAGGAGATAATACTGTAGACTCACCTATAAATTATTCTATGTTGTTTGGGGGATAGTGCAGTAGTGTTGTTTGTACTAGTTGTTTGTTGTTTGTTATTTAGTAGCTTAAAAAAGTTTTTTTAATTATTTTGAAAATAAAACGTTACAAAACCCCTTGTAACGGGGTTAGTAATAGTGTAAGTTCTTTTATTGCAGCCAGGTCTTAAGGCTGCTAGTTACTACGAAGCCTTTGAAGAGGCTTCGCTAACTATTACTATTAGTATTATATTAAGGTTATTATGGCTGCCAAATCTGGTAATGAGCATCATACTAAGGTTAAGCAGCGAGAAGACCAGACTAAGTTCTTATCCATGCTTAAGCAGGGTATTGATCAGGATTCTGCCCTTGCTGCTGTTGGGAAGAAGAAGCCCGTACTCAAGGTATGGATTTCGGACCCCGCGTTTGCCCTTGAGTATGAGGAAGCTACTACGCATGGTGTTGAGACCCTCGCCGCCTCACTTGATGGTGGCAAGCACAATATCGGGTTCAGCACCTTCTCCAAAGAGTTCTTAAATACCGAGGTATTCCCTCATCAGCAGAACTGGATTGACGTTCTGGAAGGCAGAGAACCTTCTTGGCTAACGGAAACCATGACATTTGAGCCAGCTAACCGCAGGCGCTTATTGGTAAATGTTCCTCCTGAGCATGCCAAATCAACTACCATGACGGTCAATTACGCCGTTTACAAGATAGCGATGAACCCCAATATCCGCATTGTGGTTATCTCGCAGACCCAAACTAGGGCTAAAGAGTTCCTTTATTCCATTAAACAAAGGCTTACTGAAGAGCCTTGGCTTAAGATGCAGCAGGTTTACGGACCTCCTGGTGGATACAAAGAAACGGCAGATCAATGGTCATCAGACCGAATCTACCTAGAACGAGCTTCTGGGGAAAAGGACCCTACAGTCCAAGCCCTTGGTATTGGGCAACAGATTTATGGTACTCGCGCAGACCTAATCATCATGGACGACATTGTGTCCACAACCAACGCCCACGAGTGGGAGAAACAATTAAACTGGTTGCAGAAGATGGTTGTCACTCGTGTGGGTTCTACAGGAACCCTGCTAATTGCGGGTACTAGAGTTTCGTCAATTGATCTCTACAAAGAGATTAGAAATCCAGATCATTGGACAGGTGGGAGATCTCCGTTCACCTACCTGGCAATGCCTGCCGTATTGCAATTTGACGATGACCCAAACAAATGGGAAACGCTGTGGGCTAGGTCCGACAGACCATTGGATGGGGCTGATGAACACGATGATCCAGAATTGCTTGTACCCGATGATAACGGGCACTTTGTAAAGTGGGATGGAAAGCGTCTGTTTGAACGTCGTAGCGAAGTCAGCCCCTCCACGTGGGCACTGGTCTATCAGCAGCAAGATGTTGAGGAAGACGCAGTCTTCCCTTTACCAGTAGTCAACGGTTCAATTAACCGTATGCGCAAGATTGGCACACTAGACCCTGGTCGCCCAGGGCATCCAGACGGTACTGGTACTTGGTTTACTGTTATGGGTCTTGACCCTGCTATGGCAGGTAAGACTGCTGCAATTATGTACAGTGTAAACCGTGATAACGGTAAGCGTTACGTACTTGATGTACATAACATGTCAGACCCTACGCCCCAAAAGATCCGTAGTCTTATTGAAGAATGGGTGAATATCTACCACCCATTAGAGCTTCGCATTGAGATTAACGCCTTCCAAAAGGCTTTCTCTCTTGATGATGACCTCCGCCAATGGCTTGCTAGCCGTGGCACTGCACTTCGTGAGCACTTTACGGGCAAGAATAAATGGGATATTGGTTTTGGCGTGGCTTCCATGTCAGGTCTATTCGGCACGATGCGTGATGGAAAGTTCAATGAAGACAACCTAATTGAGCTTCCCAGCAATAACAATGAGCATGTTAAGGCTTTAGTTAACCAGTTAATTACCTGGAAAGCGGACACCAAGGGTCCGACTGACTGTGTAATGGCACTATGGTTCTGCGAAATTAGGGCTAAAGAAATTATTCAGCAAGGCAGAAATGTGGCTTCCCACTCTCGGAATCGGTATGCCACACGCAGAAACCTTGCGGCACAAGGGGTTATTAACCTTGACGAAATGGCAATGAGTCAATCAAACTATTATTAGGAAATTAAATGGCGTTAAGCATGGAGCAGATTGCTCACAAGGTACGGTCGCTTGAGACGCACTATTTCCAACGTGACTCTCGTATGGCTGACATAACGTCCGTGCGTCGTGGCAATATGGAAGCCGTCTACCCAGACATGTTCCCAGAGGAAATGTCAAAGCCCATGGTAGCAAACTTTGTGGACGTTGCTGCCAGGGATTTGGCTGAGGTAACTGCTCCGCTACCTTCCTTTAATTGCCCTGCCCTTAACGTTAATTCCGACAAGGCAAAGCGTTTTGCTGATAAGCGCACCCTGATTGCCAACCATTACGTAAGCTGTTCAAACCTGCAAACTCAGATGTACACCGCTGCAGACTGGTACCTAACCTATGGATTCCTGCCTATTCTAGTTGAGCCTAACTTTGAAGCCAAGATGCCATTCATCCGCACGGAAAACCCAATGGGTTCCTACCCAGAAATTGACAAGTATGGTAACTGTGTTTCTTACACCAAGAAGTACATTAAGACTATCCGTGAACTACTTAACGATTTTCCTGAGTATCATAAACAGATTATTGGCAAGACAAATACTTACGAAGAAACAGACCTAGACGCAACCCTAGAGCTTGTACGTTACGAAGATGATGATCAGGTTGTTTTGTACCTACCTAAGCGTCACAATCTTCCACTACGTCAGACCCCTAACCCAATGGGTAAGCTAACTGTTGTTATTGCTCGCCGTCCTGGTATTGATTTGGATGACCCACGCGGTCAGTTTGACGATGTTATGTGGGCACAGATGGCTCGTGCACGATTTAGCATCTTAGCCCTTGAAGCAGCAGAGAAGTCAGTACAGGCTCCTATTGTTCTACCCAACGACGTTTCGGAATTTTCGTTTGGTCCTGATTCTGTAATCCGTACCAATAACCCTGCTGGTGTACGCCGTGTAGGTCTTGAACTACCTACTGGTGCATTTACGGAACAGCAAGTTCTTGAGCAAGAAATGCGGATGGGTGCTCGCTACCCTGAAGGTCGCTCGGGTAACATGAACGCCAGTATCATTACTGGTCAGGGTGTTCAGGCACTACTTGGTGGTTTTGATAGTCAAGTCAAGGCAGCACAGCAAATCTTTGCCGATGTTTTTGAGAAGGTAATTTCTCTCTGTTTCGAGATGGATGAGAAACTTTTTGATGAATCAAAGAATATGTCTGGTTCATACAAGGGGGCACCATACGATGTTTCGTACACGCCAGCAAAAGACATTGATGGTGATTACACTGTTCACGTCCGTTACGGTCTTATGGCGGGACTTGATCCGTCCCGTGCTCTTATCTTTAGTCTTCAAGCTTTACAGGCAGGACTAATCTCCCGAGAGTTCGTAATGAGCGAACTGCCTTGGTCTATGAATGTTGGTGCAGAGAATGACCGTATTGACGTAGAAAAGATGCGAGATTCTCTTGCTGCTTCCCTGACTGCTATGACTCAGGCTATTCCTCAGATGGCTACACAAGGACAAGACCCTTCAGACATTGTCATGAAGCTTGCTTCAGTTATTGACCTTCGCAAGAAGGGCAAGACTGTCGAAGATTCCGTACTTGAGGTATTTAAGCCTACACCTGCTCCAGAAGCCCCTGTAGCCCCTCCTGAGGCTGCTGCATCTCCTGCTGGTCCTGAGATGCCACCAGAGGCTCAGGTAGCCCCACAGGGCGCTCCTGCTCCACAGGGCGCTTCTGCTGGTGGTCCAGCTCCAGACGTTGCTAGTATTCTTGCTCGCTTAGGTGCTGGTGGGTAATGTCTGAAAGCTTTGTACAAAAGATACAAACGCTACTGGACGAATACGGCAAGACGGAACATGAAGATGGTTCCATGTGTACTACTTTCTTTTTAACTGCAGAGTTTATAGATGGAAATGGTCAGTACTTTGCTAATACTTTTTATAGTTCAGACGGAACTCCAATATGGAGAATTACTGGACTAGTACAACACGCATTAGAAAACGATTTTACAGAAGAAGGGGAATAACATGCCTAGTGGTGGATACCGTAAGCCTGCTAATCCTGCTCCTGTATCTGGACCTGGTGCTTTGTCACGTCGTACAGATGGTGGACCTTCTCAACCAGTGCGTCCTATTCCTGCAA